GATCCCGGCGGAGGAGGACCTAATGCGACCTATTAAAATTAAGGTCTCAGGCGAGCCCACCGTAACGGATCCCGACTAATGGCTGGTCTTTTCCCTGGTCGGGCTCACACTACCGCCACCCTCCAGGAGGAGGGCGGCGGGGAGAAGGAATACCGCCTGTTTAAAATCTCCGCGCACGACGAGGCTACCATTTTCGACCTGGCGCTAAATGGTCAGGTTGGACAGCCGGACCAGGCCCGTAGCGCGATGATTGCCCACCATACGCGAGTCGAAATAGAGCTGGTTTCCCGGTCTTTGCTCCCAGGCGTGGAGATAGAGTTAGCGGAGCTCCGGAAGGAATGCGAGGAGAATTTAAGCCGTGCGGATTTGTCGGAACTATTCGACAAGGCCGCAGATTACAACGGCATAGATTACGAGCGGTCCGTGGAAAAACTGGACGCTAACCAGCTAAAAAAGTAATTGCCCGGCGTCCGCCGCGTAGCTTCGCTCGCACCCTGGCGCTTTCGTTGGGTAACGTCCACATAATGCACGAAATTACCGCCCAGGATTATTTTGCCTGGTACGAGTATTGGCTAGATACGCCTTTTGGGCCCTCTATCAGTAATTTTTATGGCGCGCAGATTGCTCATACCATGGCGAAACTATGGGCCAAAAAAGCGCCGGGGCTAGAGGCATTTCACCCGCGCGTTAAGCCTAAGAAGTCGCAGACAGTCGAGCAAATGAAAGGCGCAATATCCAGTATCGTGGCTCAGTTTAAAGGGAATAAGTAATGGGCGAGCTAACCAGACTAACCGCCTCGATTGAGCTAAATAACGTCCAGTTTAAATCTGCAGTAGATGAGACAAAGCGGAAAAAGAAAGAGCTTAGAGACTCAACAAAGAAAACCGGCAAAGAGGTAAGTAAGTTCGGCAATTTATCCAGGACTACGGCGCGAAACGTCGCAGTCCTCCAGGGTCCTCTCGGTGGCGTATCTAGCCGCCTAAGCTCTATTGCTAGCATAGCGGGGAGCGGTGTTAATCCGGCCATGATTGCGGCGGGCGCCGCCATTACGGCGGTATCTTTTGCGGTATACCAATCCCTCCAGGCATGGAGCGCCGCGGAGCGATCCCAGCTACGAATCCAGGCGCTACTAAAGTCCACCGGATCCGCCGCCGGGTTAACGGCCAGCGAGTTAGAGGATATGGCTTTTAGAGTGGGCCGGGATACCCTGGCGTCCACCGAAGGCATTAGAAAGGCCCAGGGTATTTTACTGTCCTTTAAAACCGTCCAGGGCGACACCTTTACCAGATCCATAGAGCTATCCCAGGACCTGGCGGAGGTTATGGGTACCGATGTAAGCCAGTCCGCGCTACAGCTAGGTAAGGCCCTGGAATCACCTACCATTGGATTAACCGCGCTCCGAAGATCCGGCGTTAGTTTCACAGAATCCGAAAGGGACCTAATTAAAGAGCTCGAATCTACCGGCCAGGTAGCCGCGGCACAGACTCTAATCCTGGATAAACTCCAGAGCCAAATAGGCGGAGCCGGTGCTGGCGCTGGCGGTGGTTTGGCGGGCCGCGTGGACCTGTTAACCGAATATTGGGCGCGCTTACTTGAAAGTCTGGGAGAAGGCGCACCCGGAGAGGTCGCTGGGGGCGTATTGGATACGCTTAGCGCCGGCCTGGAAAAGGTGCTGGGCTTAGTTAATCCCTCGCTAGAGGTCGAATTTGACCGGCTCTACGACGAGCGAGCAGCGTTACAGGAGAGAATAAACGACCTTCAAACCAAAGCGGACGGACGCGGAGACTCCGGGTTTTTAGATCTGCAGCTAAATCAACTAAAAGAAAGGTCCGCGGAGGTCGAGGCGCGTTACGGTGATGTTGTAACCAGGATCCAGGCGCGCAACGAAGAAAAAAACCAGGCGGTAGCCGCAAGCGAGAAGGCCGCCACCCAGGCAGAAATCGAGCGCGCCGACGCTCAGCTAAAAATTGCCCAGGAGAAAGGCGTTAAAACCCTGGCTATGCTCCAGCAGCGATTAACCAGCGAGGACCTGCAGCAAAAGATGGCCCATGAAAAGCGCCTGGCCGATATTGCCACCCTGCAAGTATCCGAGACAGAGTTACGCCGCGCCGGGTTTGAATCGTTAGCAGCGCTCCGCGCAGAATACCGCGAGCGGGAGTTACTGGAGTACGAGGAGGAGAGAGAGCTAAAGGCCGAGCGCCAGGCTACCGAAATCCAGGACGAGGTAGACGCGAATAACGAACGATTGCGGAGAATCGAAGCAGGTATAGCTGATTTTGAGTTAAAGCAGGCGGCAGACAAAAAGGACGCGGCCAAAGCTAAAATGGACATAGACAACGCTGTGGCGGATAACGCCATAGGTCTAGGTAAGGTCCTGTTTAAAGAGGGTAGCGCCGCCCATAAACTCGCGTTAATCGCAGAAAAAGCCGTAGCGATTATCAGAATCCGGATGAATACCCAGGCAGCCGTCGCGGCGGCCCTGGCGGTCGATCCGACCGGAGCTACCGCGATCTCCGCCAGGATCCAGGGCGGCCTCGCGTTAGCGGAGGTCCTTAGTACCAGTATCGCGGGCATTGCTCATGGTGGATTATCAAATGTACCCAAGGAGGGTACCTACCTCCTAGACAAAGGCGAGCGGGTACTATCTCCAAACCAAAACGACGATTTAAAGTCTTTTCTAAAGGGTAACGCCGGCGGTGGTGCTGGATCCTTCCAGGTAATCGTTAACGAGGCGCCCGGCGTTTCCACCAGGTCCCAAATGCTAGACGGCGTTTTAACAATAGATATGATCCGCGAGGACCTGGCTAACGGCGGCGAAATATCCAGGGCGTTAACTGAAACGCACAGCGTAGAACGATTAGCGACCAGGGGTTAATAAATGTCTTTTGAAGCCTACCCGGCCAGCGTTATACCTGGCCCCGTTTATGATGGTAATTCGCTAACCCAGGTAGATCCTGTTTCGCGTACATCGTTCGAGAGCGGCGGAGTTAAAACCCGCCGCAGATTCGGCAACACGCCCACCGCCTGGCGCGTCAAATTCAAATTTGTAACCCAGCCAGAATTCCAAATTTTCGAGGCGTGGTACAGATTCAAAATAAGCGACGGCGCCGACAAATTTACGATGCTGATAGCGACCAGCACCGGCCCGCAAGTTTTCCACGTTTGCCAGTTTGAGAGCATGTACAAGCACAGTAAAACGGATTACGGCTGGGAGGTAGCCGCAGAAATTCAAATCTATAACCGGGTAACGCAGACGGAAACCTGGCTGGATGGGCAGCTATCCTAATGGCGACCTATACCGAAGCATACAAAGAGGCGCTAGTATCGGCCCCGACCAACGTAATCATTTTGGAAACCCTGGAGATTATCCACCCTAATTTCCCAGGGGCTCTACCTATACGCCTGGTTAATTCTTACCAGGACGTTACCGCCACCCTGGAAGCCAGCGCGCCAGTTAACCCTAGCCAGGCGGTGCTATTCACGGCCGGACAGTTTCGTTTTGTTCCACCAAAGCGCACGACCTCCAGCTATACCCCGGCCCGCCTGGCGATTGGATCCGTAGGCGAGGTCCTGGCGAATATTGCGTTAACCAGGGGCTCCTCGGTAGCTATAAACGTAATTTATCGACCCTACCTATCGACGGATTTAACAGCGCCACAAATAGACCCACCGCTAAAGGTTTCACTAAAAAGCACAAACGTAACGCTGGACCAGGTAACCGCCACCCTGGCAGCGCCTACCATTGTAGGCCGAAAGCACCCTAGCGATTTAATTACGCCGCAACGGTTCCCAGGGTTAGTGCGCTAGTGCATTGGGCTATTAAGTGGGTCGGTAAAAGCTACCCCGTTAACGGATGCTGGCTATTTTTATCCGACGTTTACGCCGCAGAGTTTGGCGTAGATTTACCCACTTTCGAGGAGTACCGGGAGCCCGCTAAAAAAGGTATCCGGAAAATCCGCGAGGAAATAGATAGCGGCGAGTCCTGGGAATCGTGCGGACCAATTGAAGGCGCCGCCGTAGCGCTAACCCAAAGACACGTTATTACGCATGTAGGGGTATATACCGAGCTCGACGGCGGGAAAATACTACACACAATAAACGGCAAAGTAGCGGCGGTATCCCCGTCCTGGTGCCGCCGTAATCATTGGACAGCGACTTACTATAAATGCCGCAAATTACCCAATATTTAAACCCCTTTAAAACGGGCGATGTAGTACATGAGGAAGTCCGCGCGGGCTCTACGATCCAGCAATGGTTCGAGCAGCGCGGCGAATTCGTATTGCCTACCGTATGCTATCTAAATGGGGATCCGATATTACGCGACGCCTGGGTACATGAGTTAAGCCAGGACGATACGGTTATTTTCCAGTCTCTCCCCGCCGGCTTAGATCCTATTTCGCTAGCTATTGGCGCCGCCGTAGCGCTAGCCGCGTCCTTTGCCGTAATCGCGCTATTACCAAAACCAGAAACGGATAGCTCCGGTTTTGAGCAGTCCCCGACCTATAACCTAGAGGCGCAATCTAACCGCGCCAGGTTGTACCAGCCGATCCCCGACCACTACGGCCGCGTTAGACTTTACCCCGACCTGGCCGCGCAGCCGTTTAGAGAATTCGGCGCGAATAATCAGCAGATCCTCTATCAGTTGTTTTTGGTCGGCCACGGCGAGTATGAATACGAAACCCTGAAAGTAGAGGACACGGACGTTACAAACTTCGCGGAAATCTCCACGGAGTTTATAGAGCCAGGCGGCCAGGTAACGCTATTCCCGGACAACGTGGAGAGCTCGGTAGAGGTTGGCGGTATTGACCTCGACGACCAGAGTTATAAAGGCCCATTTATAGCAAATCAAACCGGGACAGAAGCGGACGCGCTCGCCTTCGATTTTGTAGCGCCCAGGGGCGTTTATTACACTAAGTCCTCCGGCAGTTTTCGGCGCTGGACTAATCTGGTTATCGAAATGCAAGCCCGCGAGGTAGACGCCCTGGGCGATCCGGTGGGCGCTGGAACGTGGACTACCCTGGGCACAAAAACCGTTACCTCTGCTAACCGTGACGTAGTACGGCAGACCCACCGGTTTAGCGTAACGCCAGGCCGATACGAGGCCAGAGTAAAGCGGGTAAATGTTAAGGAAACGGATACCAGGGTACAAAACGAAATCGAATGGTCCGGATTAAAGGCGTATATAACCGGGGATCAGAATTACGGCGACGTTTCGTTAATCGCGGTACGAGCTAATGCCACTAACGACCTGTCCGCAAAATCACAATTTAGATTTAACATAGTTGCAACAAGAAAGTTACCGACCTGGGACGGATCCACCTGGACGGCCCCAGTCGCGACCAGGGACATAGCACCCGCTGTGCGAGCAATGCTAACCGCCGGACATGGTGGAAATAAAACAGCCGACGAAATAGACCTGGATAGACTCCAGGCGCTAGATGCAATCTGGAAGGCCAGGTCCGACGAGTTTAACTACCGCTACGACCGGCTGGGGAATCTATGGAAAAATCTAGGGTTACTACTACGGACCGGTCGCAGCGCGCCTAATCTGGATGGGTCCCTGGTTTCATTTACTCGCCACCAGGCGCAGACCTTGCCGGTTACCTTGTTTACCCCGGAGAACATCGTAGCGGGGAGTTTTTCGATTAACGACAGCTTCCCGGACGAAGAAACCGAGGACCATGTAATAGTCGAATATTTCGATAAAACTACCTGGAGGATGGAGCAGGTTGTATGCGTGCTATCTGGCGCCACCCAGCTACGACCTAAGACGATCCAGCTAGCCGGTATCGTGGACCGCCAGCAGGCATATAACGAGGGTATTTACGAGTCCGCAAAACTGCAGAGAATGTCCACGACGGTAAAGTTTACGACCGAGCTAGAGGGGCTAGTACCGCAGTTTATGGACTTAATCGCCATAGGTCACGACCTGCCAGGCTGGGCGCAATCGGGCGAGCTCTTGGAGGTATCTGGTACCACCTACACGTTAAGCCAGGACGCCGATTTTAGCGCGGGCGGCAATCATTACATAGGATTCCGAAAGTCTAACGGATCCCTGGCCGGACCTTTTCTAGCCACGGCTGGCGCAGCGCCTAACGAGGTTGTAGTAACTGATTCGTTAGGGTTCACACCTTACACCGACGGCGGCCAGGTCCGGACGCTTTACCAGTTTGGTCCGTCCTCGACATTCGAGGCCCAGGCCGTCGTCGTTGATGTTGCGCCCACTGGCGAGCGAGTAACTATTACCGCGCTCCTGGAAGTCGATAGTGTGCATGATGCAGCCGGAACAGCGCCCGCGCTAACCTACACGCACGCCCTGGAGGCGGACCCTGTTGCCCCGGTAGTTACTGGTCTTGTGGTGCTGGAGTCGGAGGTAGATTACAGCACCGCGATAGCTACCTGGAATCAAGCCCCAGGCGCCGAGGTCTATCTACTGGAGAAAAGCACGGACGGTGGTACCACCTGGCAGCCCGTCGGTAGGACTAGCGGCACCCGGCAACCAATCGTTTTAGAGTCGGGCCAGTTTCTACTCCGGGTAGCCGGCCGCGGTGCGATCCGCGGGCCATGGCTGCAGGCCACGGTCCAGCTAACAGCAAAACCGCGAACCGACTACACGGCCGAGCTTTATTACCAGGAGCTCGCGCCGACAGACCCTGACCTGGACATAGGAGATATATGGATAAAGATACTAGATGCCACCGGCCAGGCGACCGCCGGTTATCAGTACCTGGAGCAAGCACCGACCGCCTGGGCGGATCCAGCGGTACCGGAG